GGTTCAATACCAAGTCAAGTATCAACTAATCCTAATGGCGGATTTTCCATTGTAAGTTATACCGCTACAGGTACTACCGGAACTGTCGGGCATGGATTAAGTACTCCTCCTGAGTTAGTAATTGGGAAAACCACAAATCAAGCATATGACTGGGTAGTTTATCACGCAAGTTTAGGTGCAACTAAACAAATGGTGCTTAATGATACTAGAGCAGAACAATCTACAACATTTATGGCTAATACTGCCCCGACTGCAACTGTATTTACTGCAGGATCAGGGAATAACTTAAATTATGCAAATGGTAATAAAATACTAGCTTATTGTTTTACATCAATACCGGGTTATAGTAGAATAAGTTCTTATGTTGGGACAGGGGGTGCTTTAGATATATATTGTGGGTTTCAACCAAGTTATGTTATGATTAAACGAACTGATAATACTGGCTATTGGGTAATAGTTGACTCAAAAAGAGCAAGTGGAGATAGTAGATTATATGCAAATGTAAATAATCCTGAAGATACTGGTCAAGGTGAATCATTTTATTCAGATGGTTTTCGTCCAAGAAATAGCACTACTAATGATACAAATACTTCAGGAGCAACATATATATTTATAGCTATAGCTTAAATTAAATAAAATGAGTGATAAAAAGAAATTTAAAGATACCGGTGTTGGGAAATTTTTATTAAATAAAATTCCCGATGTCGTAGGAAAAATTGCTGGTGATACTCCTGTAGGGAGTGTTATTCAAGCAATAATAGGTGGTAGTGATATGTCTGAAGGGGATAAAGCTATTGCTCTTAAAAAATTAGAAATTGAACGTGCTGAAATTGATGGCACAACAAGACGTTGGGTGGCAGACGCAAGATCAGGCTCATGGCTTGCATCTAATGTTCGCCCCCTTGTATTAGTATTTTTAACGGTTAGTTACGTAGCAGGTTGGTATATGAGCTATCCGCTTGACTCTATAACTGGATTATTAACAATCGTAATCGGAGGCTATTTCGGATCGAGGGGTGTGGAGAAAGTCTTCGGTAATAATAAACATAGATAAAAAAAATGGACGAATTAAAAATATTCGGGTTAAATATAGGTGCACTTCTTGTTTCAGTTATGCCAAACTTGAATCCTGTATTACAGACAATTGTATTATTACTTACTATAATATATACAATTTTAATGATAATTAAAAAAGCAAAAGAACTAAAAAAATGAAATACTTTACTGAATCTGAATTTAATAATTTTGAAATGATGGATGAAAATCTTTTAAGCATGTTAGATGACTTGAGAGAAGCGTATGGAAGTCCAATTAAAATAACATCTGACTATAGATCACCAGAGCATCCTATAGAAGCTAAAAAATCAAAACCAGGAGAACATGCATATGGAGCTGCTGTTGATATAGCTTGTGTGGGTGGTGAAGCTACTTATAGACTAGTTAAAGCTGCAATTGATGTAGGATTTACAAGAATAGGTATAAGTAGAAAAAGCAATTTTATACATGTGGGAATAGGCTATCCTGATGCCCCACCTGTAACAATATGGACATACTAAATTAAATTAAATGGCAAAAGCAATAAGAAAAATCAGTATAGGTACTGATTATAAAAATGAAGCTATGCATTACTCTATAGGCCAAGAGGTATATGGAGGGCATACTATTTCTGACATAATTGAAGAAGAAGGAACTTACAAAATATTTATAACAAAAAACAAAGAAATATTACCGTGGAAGCATTTTAATGCTAATATGGCAATCTCAATTGAATACAATCTCGACTATTAAATGCAATCATTATTTGACTATATCATATCTACTGAAAATCGTTACAACAATAAAATTAATATAAACAATAAAGAATTAATTGTTAATACAGAAATTACTGAAAGAGATCATCATTTCGTAAATCGTATTGGCACTGTGGTTAAAACACCAGCCAATCAAGAAACTATTATAAAAGAAGGAGACCAGGTTATTGTACATCATAATGTATTTAGAAGATGGTACGACCAAGGAAATAATGAAAGAAATTCAGCTAGTTTTATAGATGAAAATAAATTCCTAGTATCCTCTGATCAAATATTTGGTTATAAAAAAGATTCTTATTGGAAAGCATTACCGGGATATTGCTTTGTAAAGCCTGTTTTTAGAAATGACGAATGGAGCCTTTATACGGACATAAATCTTTATGGTGAGCTAGTATACTCAAATGATGAGTTAGAGCGTTTAGGGATATCCATAAGCGACGTGGTGGGCTTTACACCTAATTCTGAGTATGAATTTAATATTGAAGGTGAAAAATTATACCGTATCTTATCAAATCAAATAACAATTAATTATGGACCGAAGAAAGAAAATAATTTCAGCAGCTGAAAAAGCGCTGATAGAATTAGATAAAGTAATTAGACAAACTATAGATTTAGTTGAACTTGATCCTGAAAAAGCTAAGATGGCAGCACAAGCAAAGTGGGTTGCTATAGAAGATTCTTTAAAAATAATAGAAAAGATTGAAGAACTTTCAGAAAAAAAAGATGAAAATAAAGAAAAGAAAACTTTTTTAGGTGTTGAAAATCGTATAAAATAATGTATAAACAAAGCTTATATAAAATATACGATGAACATCTTAAAGATAAATCTATTAAATCTTTTAATAAACATAAAAAATTTAAATACGGGTATAACTCTGATTTAGATTGTGTTATTATAAGTAAAGATGGTACATTAGGAGAAATATATGAGATTCAAGGTCTTAAGGTAGGTTTACCTCAAATTCCTCAAGTAATTGATGGTCAAGATCTTAAAAAAGAAAATCAGTATTTCAAAAAAAGAATAAAGCCTAAGTCATTAGACAAAATAAAAAGTATATATGATTTTACAACTTATCCAGAAAAAAATAAAGAGGATTACTACGAGTACATTGATACCGAGTTTAATTATCGTACTGATGGTTACTGGTTCATGTGCAACGGTTCCCCGTGTTACATTACAGGGTCACACTATATCTACCTTAACTGGACCAAGATCGACGTGGGATCTCCAGACTTTAGACAGGCAAATAGAATATTTTACTACTTCTGGGAGGCTTGCAAGGCAGATGCCAGGTCTTATGGAATGTGCTACCTTAAGAATAGACGATCTGGATTTTCTTTCATGGCCTCATCTGAATGCGTCAACCAGGCTACAACTTCAAAGGATTCTAGGTTTGGGATATTATCAAAGACTGGAGCAGATGCGAAGAAAATGTTTACAGACAAGGTGGTACCAATTAGTATCAACTACCCGTTCTTCTTCAAACCAATACAGGACGGGATGGAGCGTCCCAAAACCGAACTCTCCTACAAAATACCCTCAAGAAGACTTACCAGAAACTCCATTCGAGAAACCCAAGTGGAAGGAGAGGGAATGGGAAAAGGTTTGGACACGACCATCGATTGGAAGAATACCGGGGACAACTCCTATGATGGGGAGAAATTACAACTCCTCGTCCATGATGAGTCCGGCAAATGGGAGAGGCCCGACAACATCCTCAACAACTGGAGGGTCACCAAAACGTGCCTCAGGCTCGGTTCAAAAATAGTAGGTAAATGTATGATGGGATCTACCTCTAATGCTTTAGCAAAAGGAGGAGATAACTTTAAAAAATTATATAATAATTCAAATGTCGAAAATAGAAATCGCAATGGCCAGACTACAAGTGGATTATATGCTTTGTTCTTACCTATGGAATGGGGATACGAAGGATTTATCGATAAGTATGGGTACCCTGTATTCGATTCACCATCAAGCCCGGTTAAAGGAATTGATGATGAATACATATATACGGGAGTCATTGAGCACTGGGAGAACGAGGTTGAGGGATTAAAAAGAGATTCTGATGCATTAAATGAATATTATAGACAATTTCCTAGATCTGAAAAGCATGCTTTCAGAGATGAAACATTAAATTCTTTATTTAATTTAACTAAAATATATGAACAGATAGATTTTAATGAAGAAATGGTGATGCAAGGTCATATAGTTAAAGGCTCATTTAGTTGGAAATCAGGTGTAAAAGATACAGAAGTTATTTGGACACCAAATAATAATGGAAGATTTAAGGTATCTTGGATACCTCCTCAAATTTTACGTAATAATAATATACTTAAAAAGGGAGTAAAATATCCTGGAAATAATGGTTTAGGAGCATTTGGTTGCGACCCATATGATATTTCTGGTACAGTGGGTGGTAGAGGTTCAAATGGAGCATTACATGGGTTAACTACTTTTTCAATGATTAGTGATGTCCCTAATAGTAAATTCTTTTTAGAATATATTGCTAGACCTCAAACAGCTGAAATATTTTTTGAAGATGTATTAATGGCTTGTATTTTTTATGGAATGCCTTTGTTGGCTGAAAATAATAAACCAAGATTGTTATATCACTTTAAAAGAAGGGGTTATAGAGGTTACTCTATGAATAGACCTGATAAATTAATTGGTAATTTATCTAAAACAGAATTAGAATTAGGTGGAATACCTAACTCATCTGAAGATATAAAACAAGCGCATGCTTCAGCAATTGAATCATATATAGAAGAATATGTGGGAAGGATTGGTGAAAATCATGGTAATATGTTTTTTCAAAGAACTTTAGAAGACTGGGCTCGTTTTGATATATCTCGTAGAACAGCTCATGATGCTTCCATCAGTAGCGGCTTAGCCATTATGGCTTGTCGAAAACATTTATACCGTCCAAGAGCGGAAAGAACAGTTACAAAGGTTCCTTTTGAACTATCAAAATATAGAAATGAAGGAACAAGAAGTGAGATAATAAAATAAATATGGCAAAAAATAAAATGCAAAGTTACGCCTTTCCTACACAGGCAGTTTCAGACTCAGTTAAAATAACTGCAGAGTATGGATTATCTGTAGCTAAAGCAATTGAGCAAGAATGGTTTAACAAAGACAATAACGGTTTTGGCAAGTTTTATAATTCTCGCCAGGAATGTCACCGATTAAGGTTATATGCTAGAGGTGAACAGTCTATTAGAAAATATAAAGATGAATTTGCAATTAATGGAGATTTATCTTATTTAAATTTAGATTGGAAACCAGTACCTATAATTCCTAAGTTTATTGACATCGTAGTAAACGGAATGCAAGATAGAACTTTTACAATAAAAGCTGTAGGCCAAGATAATATATCTACAGGTAAAAGAACTAAATTTGTTAATGATGTTCAGCAAGATTTAAATACAGCTGATTTACTTTTAAATATAGAAGAAAAATTAGGTGTATCTGCTAGGAATTTTGCAGTTAATGATTTACCTGCTAATACAGAAGAATTAGAGTTGTATATGCAACTTAATTATAAACAAGGTATTGAGCAAGCTGAGGAACAAGCAATTGAGAATATATTTAAATGTAATAAATACGATGACATAAAAAAACGTGTTGATTACGATTTAGCTACAATAGGTATAGGGTGTGCGAAACATGGTTTTAATAACACCGATGGAGTAACTGTGGATTATGTGGATCCTGCTAATTTAGTTTGGTCTTATACAGAAGATCCTAACTTTACTGATTGTTATTATTTTGGTGAAGTTAAAAACATAAATGTTAATGAATTAAAAAAGGAATTTCCTAATTTAACTAATGAGCAAATAGAATCTATAACTAAAAAAGGATCTAATTGGAATATATATAACACATATAATCCTCAAGAATATTATGTAAACGATTCAATTTCTCAAAACAATACAGTTACATTATTATATTTTAATTGGAAAACCTGGGAACATGACGTATATAAGATTAAAGAAGTATCTACCGGCGCTCATAAGGCTATTGAAAAAGATGATACTTTTGATCCTCCTGTAGATGAAACAACTAGATTTGAAAAAGTAAAGCAAACAAGAGAGGTTGTTTATGAAGGTGTACTAGTACTAGGAACACAAGAATTATTAAAATGGAAAAAAGCTGACAATATGGTCAGGCCAAGTGCAAATATAAATAAGGTAATGCTTAATTATGTTGCTAGTGCTCCTAGAATATATAAAGGGAGTATTAATTCTTTAGTTGCTAAAATGACACCTTATGCTGATTTGATTCAGCTAACACATTTAAAACTACAACAAGCTATTCAAAGAATGACACCTTCCGGTGTTTACTTAGATGCAGATGGTCTTGCTGAAATAGATTTAGGTAACGGGAATAATTATAATCCGCAGGAAGCTTTAAATATGTATTTCCAAACAGGATCTATTATAGGTAGATCATTGACTGTTGAAGGAGATCCAAACCCAGGTAAAATACCTATTACAGAGTTACCAGGAAGTGGAGGACAACAAATTCAAGTAT